AGATCATAGAAGGAAAGTGACCCAACACCACTGCCTTGGGTAGCCCCATCTACTGTACGCACTGCCAACGTATAGATATCGCTCGTGCCTGAGATGGTTGCGCCAAGCTGTAAATCCCAATTAAATCCTGTAGCAATAGACGTATTTATGGTGCCGCCACTACCTGTTGATGTAACGTAGTCGGTTTGCACAATACTGCCTACCGCTGATATTGCCGTTGCTGCAACATCGAACTGCACATTGGTATCTGTTGGCACCGTTGCCGCCCAAGTTGCACCAGTTAACGTCGGATTTTTCAACAGTGCTATTTCATAGTTTTGGCTGGTCAACGGCAAAAACTGTATCCTGTTTGGCAACACTACCGAACCTGTGCGCCCAGAAGCCAAGCGGATAGAAACCACAGGGAAAAAGGTAGCGGCGGTTGTGATGTTTGAAAGTACCGTGGTGCGTCGCGCTACATGGTCAATCGATGTTTGTTCAAACCCGCCTTCGGATACCACTGAGCAACAGATTTGTGTGAGAGTTGCAGCTACCGCAGCCGTTGTTGTAGTAATTTCATAACGCACAGGCAAAATAGCCGTAGTCATGTACACCGTAGTGCCGTATACATTAGCCGTATCAAACGTGTGGCAAACAACGTATTGCCCATCAATAATAAAGCCGCACCGGACCGAGCCAACACCAAGCCACTCAAAATCCATCCACAAAATCTGTGGGTGTTCAAGGTCTAACGTATATCCAGATGCGCCCGTACCATCCAGTTTGTCGCCGTTCCAATCCGCTTGGTTGGCAAACCGCGCATCGCTTGGTGTTCCAGAAGTATTGGAGCGCATTACAAATGCGTTTACACCAGCGGTTCGACGGAAAAACACCCCGTTATCGGTATTGAAATACCCAACACTTTGATTAAGGTTGGCAGATGTGCCGTTGTCCATGACAAACGTGGCTAACATTAACAAACCCTTACCGGGCTGGTAGGGGAAAACACGGTACGTCTGACGCACTACAGAGCCAACGCCACCCCCTGTTACCGCCAGACTCATACTGGCTTGATTGGCGTTATAGGTACTTGATCCTGTACCACTTGTGCTTGTATCAAACTGATTATCCGCAGCGTAGCGGTTTTGGCTATCAAACAGGGTATACGGCTCACTTACCCGCAGTCGCCCAAAGGCATCGGTGTTTGTTCCGCCTATCGAGATAGGGATGGTTCCGTCTGTATTAGCCATAAGCTGTGCGATAAAGTTATCCAGCGTATTGAAGTACTGCCGCAGGATGTTGTTAAGGGTGTCGTGATACTGCCTGTCATACTGCACTGGCGCAAACGGCAATACCGGCGCTTTTGTACGCGTAAGCTCTATCGACTCAGTGACTACAATCTGTGTTGTCATCAACGTCTTCCGTCAGGTCTAACGTCAAGCCTCGGCACACCTAACTGCCACTGCGTACCAAGCTGGTTTGCGCTCTCCGACCCCGGTTTGTTTGACTCAATCTTGAACGCCATCTGCCTACCACGAATACGAGTGTAGATAATTTCCGTAAATTCCTGCACGGTGTAGTTCTTCTCTATACCACCGTAATTTTGTGTAGACGCCACCGTTGGAGAAGGTGCGGTGTTATATGGAGCACCGGGGTTTTGTCTCGGACGCATTGTCATTGTTACTTTGGGGTATAAACCTTCCAAAGTTGTCGAACCATCAAACGTAATATCTGGCAGCAACCGCCATACAAACCCGTAGTTATGCCCGTCACCTATGTCAAAGTCCGATGACTGGATGTAAGAATAAATTGGCGACGGTGGGTTTGTTGTACCATCATCGGCACCATTTTCGTGGAATACAAGCTGATTACCTATTGTTGCTGCTACAGGGCTGGCTCGTAATGGAGAGTCTAGCCAAGCGGTACGGCTCATCGAGCCGTAGTACCAAACACGGTCGAGATAGTTGAAGATTACGTAACGATCAATTACGTCAGAATTAGCAGAACAGTAGAACCACCATACTTCACTGAAGCCTTCGTTGGTACCACCAAAAAACTGCGAGTATTGATCTCGGTTGATGTCGTTAAATACATAAGTACGCACCGCGCAAGGTAGGGTCTCAACACGACCTGAGTAGACATAGAACTTATCTGTACCCATCCAATACACAACACCAGCGGCAGTTGCCGTTATGTTTTGCGACATAATAGAAATATTGTCGGCTAACAGCGTAAAGCCCCATACAAACGGCGCTCCAAGATATTGCATGGAATAAATAGCAGTGTCTGTCCACACCAAAATTTCTTGTCGAGTCTGTAGCGCCCCAACAATATAAGAACCGTGGGATAGGCGATAGCCACCTGCTTGGTTTGTTGCAGACGGTTGCCATACTGTGTAATCTTCTTGCGTAGACCAACGAATTAATAATGGGTCTTGTTCCGTGGAATCTAAGTCGTTGCAACCAAACGCAATCACGATTCGTGATGAATCCGACACAAGAATTTCATTTACAACGCTCGGTACTTGAGAGCCGAGCAGTACATCAACCAACACTCCAGTTGCTGTAGCCGTAGCATTTTGACTAAGGGTGAAGGTACCGGTATAGCCAGACCCAGATGTAATTACAGTTCCGGCAGGGATACCCGAACCAACAATCACAGTTCCAACACTCAAGTATCCACCGGTCTCGGTTACTGTAATTGAAGCATTACCGTTGGTAGTGTTAATACGAGCAGTAAATGGACTAATGCGAGTACCACGTTGATCTACAGTGGGTGCTGCGCCTGAACCGGGCGACCAATAATAGAGAGAGCCTTGGCGTGGATTAAATATTAAGTCTTGCCCAAAATTACTCTGGCTCCATAAACGAAGTTGTGTGTTGGATGTTTGTGACGCAGATTGCCCCCAACCGTAGTAGTCAGTAGCATCATCAACCAGCGCATTGTCTAAGTGAGGATAGCCTACCCCCGGTGATCCGGGTGGGTTGGTACCTAATGCGCCACGAGTGCAGCCTGTAAATTGAGTAGCAGTTTTACCTGTATATGTAATTAATTCACTGTCAATCAGTATAATTTTAGGCGCTAAAATAGTAGCATTAGGAAATAACGCAGTTGAGTCTACAGTTATTGTCGTAGCCGAGTCATTAATTGGGCCATTAAGCTGTGTCAGAGCGGAGCCAGTAATAACGCCACCCCACAAACCAGCACCCCAACCATCTTGAAACGTCCCGATGTTTGTACCGTTGTTAAGCTGGTACTGAGCTACAACAGAAGCGCCACCGCCGGTTGCTGTTGAAGATGCGTTACTCGCTGCGGTAATTGTGTATGTATCTGTATTGACGTACGTAATCTCGTACTCAAAATTTAAATTCAGTCCACCTACAGTTGTTGCACCACTAAACGTAACAAAATCGCCTGTAATAGCACCATGCCCCGTATCTGTAACCGTAACCGTAGGTGACCCAGAAGTTGTAGAGAAGGGGTTAGTTAAAACTTTGGCGCGGCGAATAGGTGTGATGTCGTAGTACGTGCTACCGTACTCAACGTAAAACTTCTTCTCGGTACCAACTCCCATTAAGTCAAACGCTTTTAGTGTGACCCAATTCCATAGCGACCGACAGGTACCGATAAATGTTGTGTACGTCAGAACTGCCCAACCACCAATCTTCTCTGGATAGCCGGAACGAAAACGAATTTTATCGCCGTCAAACCACCCGCCTTCATTGGCAAGCGTGGTTCCTTCTCTATTAACGCCCGGACGGAACTGTAACTTTTGAAGCATCTAGTTCACCTTTTGTCTTGCGGCGTTATATTGCTTGACGCACTGGTCGAGGGCTGCTTGGAGGCGGGCTGCGTCGGCACTGTACCCTGCAAGAAATTCTCCATCTCCTTTTGCCAACTCCGCGCCGGAGGCTCCACCGCAAGATCGGGCAGTACCGGACACGGCACCATTTTGGGCGGGGCGCTCCTGCCTATCGCGCAGGCTGTTAGAGAGAGCGATAGTACGAGCATTAATATCCCTGATCTCAGCATCCTTTTCCCTCCGTAGCTTATCTGCCGCCTGTTGCATTTCTTGCTCACGCTTCCGCGCTTCTTCCTGCCCTTTGGCATACGCAGCGTATTGCTCAGCCTTTTCCTTGTCCCATGCCTGCTGCACAACAGCCTTACCAGCAGTATGCCCTTGATAATACCCGCCCCCAGCCGCTGCGCCAACAGCTAACACAAAAGCCAGTATCACCCACGGGTTCATCATTTTGGCTCCGAAAAGTAGAGTGCTATCTCATCGTTCCGGCGTTTTACTAACCCCGGTAGAACCTTGCCGCCACCCTTGGTGAACTTCAAAAACTCCTGCCTTGCCCCCTCAAAGTCCCCACGGTTGTGTTTCTGCCGCAGAGTAGACCGCTGAAGAGTGCCTAGCCCAACATTGAATGCAAAGCTGACCAACGCCCCCAAGCGATTTTCGTTAAGATGGTCAGGGCAGTAGCGAAGAACACCAGTGATAAAACGCTGTAAGTCTTTCGCAAGGATCGAATCAACTTCTTCTTTGCTAAATACACGGAAGTCCTCTATTTTGAGTGCGAACTTATCGCGTTGATCGACAGGCATCTTGCCCTGTTCGGGGTACAGCACATGTCCCAC